TGTAATTTCATTTGGTCATTATTTCAATGACATTAGCAATTACTATCATCAACGCAATCGCTATGATTGCGGATCGCATGGATTTGTTTCTCCAAATGAATACTGGTATTCTCCCGACCTACTCAAGAAAATGAATTGGACATTCTGGAGAATGGAAGATCGTGGAATCAATCATGGAAAGATTCGTGGATCCTTTCGTCTTGGAGCATATGTTGCTACTCAGTTTAAACCACAAGTAGCAAAGACAATCTTTGATTTTGTTAAGTTCAAGGTAAAGGCTCATCAATTCCGTGTTCTTGATTTTAGTATGGGGTGGGGAGATCGCCTTGCAGGATTTTATACATCAAAGGCGACTCAGTATCTGGGAACAGATCCAAATCCAAGTGTATTTCGTGTATATAAGGATCAGTGTATTGCATATGAAAAACTAATCAGTGGTAAGGATCCAATTATCACTGATTTTCAAAAAGAAGTGAATGGGCATTTCTATGATGCTTTCCGTTGCGTTGGTTCTTCTGGTAAAGAAGTGATTGTGTACAATGCTCCTGCTGAAGATATCCTTGATGTTGTTCGCGCTAATAAATATGATTGTATCTTTACATCTCCTCCATATTTTGCAACTGAACTATATGATGAGGGTGGAGATGATTGGAAACAGTCTTGGTTTCGTTACAGCGAATATGACAATTGGTGGAATAAGTTCTACGCACCAGTAATGAAAGCGTGTTATGAATCCCTTACCGACAATGGAGCGATGATGATTAATATCATGGATCCACATGTATATGGTAAACGATATAATACATGTGATCAGATGGTAGATTATATCAAGAGTCTTGGTGGAACATTTGATGGTCAGATTGGAATGAGAATCAAGCAGCGTCCAAAAAATGTTGATGCTGCTGATCTTAAAGAACATTTAACCACAACCTTTATTGAGAATATTTGGTGTTTTTCCAAGAATGGATTTGACTTATCCCCAGGATTTGCTACACTAGAAGGACTATTTGGAGACTAATATGACTCGTGATGAACTTTTTAAAATGCATGAAGATATGTGTTGCTCTGCACTTGACCTTATGAGAAAAAAGAATGCAGACTACGCTGGCAGTGGTAGTGATCCCTTTGCGAACTTTCGTCGTGCAGAAGCATTGGGGGTTTGCTCCACTGAGCAAGCATTCCTTGTTCGCATGACCGATAAGATGTCACGATTGACATCATTCGCCAGCAGAGGGAAATTGAGTGTTGAAGATGAAACCGTGTATGATACTCTAGAAGATTTGATCAATTACTCTGTGCTGCTTGCAGCATACCTAAAATCCAAATGAATTTCTATACAAATGTATTTTATGATTTCAAGTCCATTCTTTATGCAGAAAAAGAGAATGGCATAACTGTCTATAGGAGTGAGGAATATGTTCCAAGCGTTTATCTGCCGTCTAAAAAGAAAACTGATTCTCTTTCGATTCATGGTCAGTATGTTCATGAAATGACATTTGATTCTTATCAGTCATACAAGGAATTCTCTGAGAAGTATGCTGATGTCCCCAATTTTGAGATTCATGGTGATATTCAAACCGAATATCAGTTCATCAATCGCAAATATGGAACTGATATTTCCTATGATTTTTCACAGATAGACATCATGTATATTGACATTGAAACCACCTCTGAGAAGGGGTGGCCTTCAATTGAAGATCCTGAAGAAGAGATCATTGCGATTACTGTATTTTCCAGTAAGCATGGAAATGCAACTTTCTGTCTTGGTATATTCAATCCTGGCGATATGGATATCAAGGTATTTGAATATCAAGATGAACAGAAACTACTCAGAGAATTCCTTGAATACTTTGCCAAGAATTATCCCGATGTTGTGAGTGGTTGGAACATTCGTTTCTTTGACTTTCCATATCTCATCAAGAGAATCAAAAAGGTTCTTGGACATAAAGCAGCAAAGATGCTTTCTCCTTGGGGTATTCTAAAGGAAAAGTATATCACTCGCAATGGTAAGGAAGATCTGATGTATGATATCATCGGAGTCTCCATGCTCGACTACTTTGAAGTCTACAAGACATTCACATATGTCAATCAGGAATCTTATCGTCTTGATCATATTGCGTATGTTGAATTAGGTCAGCGTAAATTGGCATATGATGAATACGAGAGTATGAATGAGTTCTACAAGAAGGATTTCCAGAAGTTTATTCAGTATAATATCCGAGATGTTGAACTCGTTCAGAAATTGGAAGAGAAGTTAAAGCTTATAGAACTCTCTGTGGCACTTGCATATTCAGCAGGAGTTAATTTTCAGGATGTATTCTCTCAGGTTCGTACATGGGATGTAATCATCTATAATTACTTGAGCAAGAAGAACATCGTCATTCCTCCCAAGAAGAGGGGACGAAAGGATGAGCAATATGCTGGTGCTTATGTCAAGGAACCTCTTGTCGGTATGCATGAATGGGTAGTATCCTTTGACTTGAATTCACTTTATCCGCATCTCATCATGCATTATAATATTTCCACAGAGACAATCACACCCGATGAAGTGCGTGGTCTTATTTCACCAGATGCTATTCTCAAAGGTGATGTTGTTGCCACTAAATTAATACAACAATTCAAGGAAAAGAATCTATCCGTTGCTGCCAATGGGACAACCTATCGCAAGGATATTCGTGGATTCTTACCAGAACTTATGGATACGATGTATCAAGAGCGTAAAACATTCAAAAATAAAATGATTGAATCGCAAAAACATTTAGAGGAAATCACTAAGGAACTCATGCGTAGGGCATTGACAAAGTAAAGTTTTCTGGTATAATAGACGGATGGAAACGAGGAACATTATTGACTACTTTCATTACTGGACGCACGAAGCGATTATTGCAGATCTTGATGCAAAACGGAATAATTTTACCGTTCTTTGCAGCAATCTTTACAATGATTTCAACATCGCTACAGTCATTCGTAACTCAAATGCGTTCCTCGCGAAGCAGGTGATCCTATACGGATCCAAGCAGTATGATCGCCGTGGCACTGTTGGAACACATCATTATACTAATTTCATTCATGCCAAGACTTTTACCGAACTAGATGAAAGAATGAAGATTCTTCGTCAGACCTATGGTACGGTAAAGATCATCGGCATAGATAATGTTCCAGGTGCTACGGCGATTGATACTTTTGAATGGAACACAAATACACATTATGTTCTAGCGTTCGGTCAAGAACAAGTCGGTCTACCAACAGAAATCCTCGACATCTGTGATCACATCTTGTATATTAAACAATATGGAACTGTCAGGAGTCTGAATGTAGGAACCGCGAGTGGTATCGCAATGTACGCACTCGCAAGTAATGTGTTTTAATACCCCGTGGTGAAATGGTATCACAGAAGCCTTTGGAGCTTCTTTTCTTGGTTCGAATCCAAGCGGGGTAGTTTTTGGGGATGTAGTCCAATGGCAGAGACAAATCACTTAAAATGATTCCAGTGTGGGTTCGAGTCCCACCATCCTTATTAAATCGGAGACGACGATAATGTATGGAATTATGACCAAACTGAACAACTTCGTTGACGACAACCTGAAAGACTCCTTGGGAGTACCTCGTAAGGGCGTTCTGGCATTTAAGAAGAAGACTAGTGCGGTCACCGAATGTGATGCCCTGAATGACCTCCTGACGACTAAGAAAACTAAACCATATGTGGTTGCCAAGTTTCCAGAAGATGAAACCTCATCATATGGATTTATTGTGGATGGTGTGTGGAAGCAAAAATTATAAATACTTCATAAGAGGAACAATTATGGAATGTATTTCGAAATTACTGACACTTCAAAACCAACTTCGCGTTCACCATTGGCAAACACCATCATATGCTGAACACAAAGCATTGGGTAAGGCATACGCAGGATTGGATCCACTAATTGATACCTTTGTGGAAACATATATGGGCAAGTATGGAAAAGATACACAGCAGAATAGAAGTATTGATCTACAAGGGTACGAAACTGCTCATCCAATGCCAGTATTGAAGTATTTTGAAAATTATTTAATCAATGAACTTCCAAACGATTTGTCTGAACAAGATACAGAACTTTTAAATATTCGCGATGAAATGTTAAGTGTTCTCAATCAGACTAAGTATCTCTTGACTCTACATTGAGTTTGTAGTATCATGTGTGAATGATTTACGAGTTTAAAAATCCAATTCCTGTAACCACACCTATGGGTGATGGTTATATTTTATATGTTCGCGATGGCGGAACATGGGAAAACGATATTTTCGCCGTGGTCTTGACTGAAGGTGGAACGATTCGGCATTTTAGAAGTGATCAGTTGAATGTTTGGGCGAATGCCACCTTTGGAATTAAAAAGGATTCTACATTATGTCAAAAGACTACTCCAAGTTCACCGATGCCCAACTAATGGCACTGAAAAAACAAACTGAACATGATATATCCAAGTATCATAATTTTCAGTTGGTTCGCAAGATTCAGTTAAACTCCGCTTACGGTGCGATAGGGAACCAATATTTTAGATATTATTCTACCGAACTCGCAGAGGCGATTACTCTGTCGGGTCAATTGTCAATTCAATGGATCGGTCAAGAACTAAACAAATATCTCAACAAGATTATTGGCACTACCGATGTGGATTATGTGATTGCATCAGATACAGATTCTGTTTATCTGTGTCTTAATAATCTAGTCTTGAAGGTATTTCCAAACACAGGTCTTTTTGATGGAAAACCAGTTTCGCGACCACCGACAAAGACCGTAGTTGATTTCTTAGATAAGTCTGCGGAACAGGCGATCATTCCATTCATTGAGAAGAAGTTTGCTGAACTCGCACTCACCATGAATGCATACGAGAACAAAATGCAGATGGGTCGGGAAGTCATTGCCGACAAGGGAATATGGACTGCCAAGAAACGGTATATGTTGAATGTTTGGGATTCTGAAGGTGTGCGCTATGCAGAACCTAAACTCAAGATCATGGGAATTGAAACTACTCGTTCTTCAACTCCAGAGTTTGTCCGTAAGCATCTTAAGAAGGCTATCAATATTACCATGAATGGCACTGCACAGGATATGATAGACTTTGTTGAGAAGTGTCGTAATGAATTTTACGCACTGCCTCCAGAGGATATTGCATTTCCTCGTAGCGTAAACGGATTGGAAAAATATATTGATCGTTCTGCAATTTATAAAAAATCAACACCTATTGCCGTAAAGGGTGCTTTGATTTACAATCATTATCTTGCTAAATTCAAGATTGGTAAGAAATATAGGAAGATTATTGAAGGAGATAAGATTAAATTTCTAATGCTCAAGAAACCAAATCCTGTTGGTGGTTGCATTGGAGAAGATCAGGTTATTTCTTTTCCAAATGTTCTTCCAAAAGAATTTGAACTTGAGAAATATATTGATTATAAAACGCAATTTGAGAAATCTTTTATTGATCCTCTGACCGCCATTCTAGATACTATTGGGTGGTCAACTGAAAAGAAAAATACATTAGAAAACCTATTTGGTTGAAAGGAATATTATGAGTGATTTTTTATCGTCTATGGTTAAGAATTCTGGAAACAAATACGCATCACTGGTTTCCGATGGTCTTGAGGGAAGTGATGTAAATGGATTCGTGGATACTGGATGTTATATTCTGAATGGACTACTGTCGGCATCCATTTATAATGGAATGCCAAATAATAAAATTACAGCGATTGCGGGAGAAACATCCACAGGAAAGACTTATATCGCTTTGGGAATTGCCTCTAAGTTTTTACGGGATAATCCCAATGCTGTTGTTTTATATTTTGATTCTGAACAAGCAGTTACTTCTGAGATGTTCAAGAATCGTGGAATTGACCCAAAGCGAATTGCAGTATTTCCAGTATCAACGGTGGAGGAATTTCGTCATCAAGTAATTACGATTGTGGACAAATATATTGACCTTCCCAAAGGGGAACAGAAACCAACCTTCATCGTTCTTGATTCGTTGGGAATGTTGTCCACGACCAAAGAGATGACTGATACCGCTGATGGAAAAGATACAAGGGATATGACCCGCGCACAAATCATCAAGGCTACATTTAGAGTCTTGACGGTAAAACTTGGTGTGGCGAAGATTCCTCTTCTGATGACAAACCACACATATCAATCCATGGGAATGTTCCCAACGGCAGAACTTGCTGGTGGTCAGGGATTGAAGTATGCGGCATCAACTATTCTTTATCTTTCCAAGCGAAAGGATAAGAATTCTGATGGTGAGGTTGTTGGAAATATCATTCATTGTAAACTTTATAAGGGTAGATTCACCAAAGAAAATAGCATGGTGGATATTCGGTTGAATTACGAAACTGGACTTGACCCATATTATGGTCTTGTGGATGTTGCGGTATCTGCTGGAATATTCAAAAAGAATTCAACGCGCATTGAACTTCCAGATGGAACCAAAGCGTTTGAGAAGACGATTTATGATAATCCAGAAAAGTATTTTACCAAAGATGTTCTTGCGTTAGTGGAGAAGGCAGTGTATACTCAGTTCAGTTATGGTGGAGAGAAAACCATAGAGAACACCGATGACTGATGTTGAAAAACTAATTCTTCACAACCTTCTCAAGAACGAGACATACGCACGAAAAGTTACTCCCTTCCTACAGAGGGAGTATTTTCATGATCGTGGACTACGATTTGTTTTTGAGACTATTCATGAATTTATTCTAAAATATAATAACCTTCCCACAAAGGAAGCGATCTATATCATTCTTGATAAGAACAAAAGTATTAATCAAGAAGAGATGAAGCGCATCACAAATTATGTGGAGGAGATTTGCAATTCAAAGGAAAATGTTGATTCTGAATGGTTGATGACAGAAACTGAAACTTTCTGCAAGGATAAGGCGGTATATAATGCGATCATGGAATCCATTCAGATTATAGATGGAAAGACTCAGCAATCTCAGGGATCTATTCCTGATATTCTATCCAAGGCGTTGTCGGTATCATTTGATGTTCATATTGGTCACGATTACATTGAAGACTATGAGAAACGATATGATTTCTACCACACGGTAGAGAAACGAATTCCATTTGATTTGGATGGATTCAATCAGATCACAAATGGGGGAACTCCTGCAAAGACTTTGAACATTGTCATGGCAGGAACTGGTGTTGGTAAATCATTGTTCCTGTGCCATCATGCTGCAAATTGTCTCAAAAAGAATTGTAAGGTTCTATACATCACCTGTGAGATGGCAGAGGAAAGAATTGCAGAACGCATTGATGCAAATCTTCTTGATGTTACTCTTGATAATCTTCGCGAACTTTCAAAGGTAATCTATGAAAAGAAAATTCAGAATCTGAGTGCTGGAGTTCAAGGTAAACTTATCATCAAGGAATATCCAACTGCTACAGCAAATGTAAATCACTTTCGGTTTTTGTTGGATGAACTTTGGTTGAAGCGTAAGTTTAAACCCGATGTGATCTTCATTGATTATCTGAACATCTGTGCTTCAGCAAGAGTAAAGAGTGGAAACAATGTAAACTCCTACACTTACATCAAGTCAATTGCAGAGGAGATTCGTGGTCTTGCGGTTGAATATAATGTACCAATTTTCAGTGCCACGCAAACTACTCGCTCTGGGCATTCAAACACGGATGTTAGTCTTGAGGATACTTCCGAGTCATTTGGTCTTCCAGCAACTGCTGACTTTATGTTCGCCTTGATCTCTACAGATGAACTTGCGGAACAGAATCAGATCATGGTGAAGCAGTTAAAGAATCGTTACAATGATACAGCAACCAATCGTAAGTTCTTGCTTAACATTCAGCGTGCTAAGATGAAACTTTCCGATATTCCACCGCAACACACAAATCTCATTACTATTCCTATTGCTAATCAACCAAAGCAAAAGGGTCAAAAGTTTGAAGATTGGAATTTCTAATGTCTGCTTATCTTGATCGTAAATATATCAATTTGGTTTCTAATTCCCTTGTGAAATTTAAATGGAAGAAGGTAAATCTTGCTAACTGCCGTTGTGTCTTTTGTGGTGATTCCGAGACAAATAAGAACAAAGCGAGAGGTTATTTCTTCAGCAGTAAGGATAGTTATTTTTATAAATGTCATAACTGTGGGGTTTCATATAATGTGTACAAGTTTCTTGAAGTGATCTCTCCTGCGTTGTTCAAGCAATATTGTCTTGAGAAGTTTGCAGATAAGGATAAGAGAATTGAAGAGGTGACAGAAGAATTCAAACCTCCTGTATTTTCTTCACGACCATCATATGATGAAATTTCAGATCTCCCAGTAGATCATGTGGCAATCAAGTTTCTCACGGCACGAAAGATTCCAAAGTCTGAATGGAAACGATTTGGATATACAAAGCATTTTTCTCAATTCGCAAAATCGGTAAATGAATCCTACGAATTGATTGATGATGAGCGAATCATAATTCCAATCTATGATGAACACAACCAATTCATTGGAGCGCAGGGTAGATCTTTTGGAAATATCAAACCAAAATATATCACCCTGAAGACTGATGAAAAGATTCGTCTAATTTATGGGATGGAGAAAATTGACAAGAGCAAACCAATCTTTGTTGTGGAGGGTCCGATTGACAGTCTGTTCCTTCCCAACTCCCTTGCTTGCTTGGGTGTAGGAAATTTTCTAGAGGTCAGGGAAAAGTTTCAGAACCAGGATCTTATCTTTGTTGTGGATAATGAACCGAGAAATAAGGTAGTGGTTGAGGTTCTTTATAAACTTATTGAAAATAAAGAAAAAGTATGTGTTTTTCCTGATACTATAAAAGAAAAGGATATAAATGATATGGTGTTGAATGGAATCAATGTTTATGATATCATAGAAACTCACATTCACAAAGGTGCAGCGGCGATGCTGGCATTTAATGCATGGAGAAAATGTCAATGAAAATTTCCGATAAAGACTATAAACTATTGGTTGGACTCGTTGAGTTCCATTTTAAGTTTTCTGAATATATTCGCGAGAGCGATGAAGAGATGTTCTACCGCGCAGTAGATTATGCAAAGACATATACTGCTTCAAATGGAATTGAATTTGATTATTGGCATGAAGATAATGCAAAATTCCTAGAGGAACTTTTGACAATTCTTCTTAAGAAGGAAATAAACTTTAAACGATTGGTTGATAAAGTCGGAGATGAAGACAAAGCAGCGAATATGTGGATGAAGAAAAAGAATACAAACAAAGAAGATATTCTTGGAATGAAGAATTATCTGAGCAACTTCGTCCGACACGCAAAGGAACTTGATTATGATTCATTTACTCTAGAGGATTGGGCGAACTTTTCAAACATTTGTCAATATATCAAAGATGATCCAAAGTTTATTGAATTTGCAAAGGCACAGATTGTCAGAGTGTTAGGAAGTGGTAGCGATTTTCTAAAGGAGTTTAATACTAATGATTCAGAAAGTTAATGTTCTTGATGCGGGATTTGTTGAATATGTTGATCATATGGGATCTGATCTTACTGTTGTAAATGCAGCGAGAGTATCCTTTAACAAAGAGAGTTCATGGGATGGTGATCAACATTTTTCTGGACATATAAAAGATAAAAAATTGTCAGATAAGGATTTCAAGTTAATTCGCTATCTTGCGGAACACAATCATTGGACTCCGTTCGCCCATCCACAGATCACACTGAGAATCAAAGCACCCATCTCCATTCGTACACAACTGTTCAAGCACAAGGTTGGATTTGTAGAGAATGAAATTTCACGACGATATGTTTCGTATCAACCAGATCTTTATTTTCCATACTTCAGAGGCAAACCAACGAATGGTGCAAAACAAGGATCCGAAGAATTCATCACTGATGTGAGACTCAAGGAAGAACTTGATGTGAAATATCGTAAAGCAGCAGAGGAATGCATCAAGATCTATGATGAACTTCTTGAAGCAGGAGTCGCACCAGAGCAAGCGCGATTTGTTCTACCACAGGGAATCTATACTGAGTGGTGGTGGACTGGATCTCTTTCTGCGTTCGCTAGAGTATATACTCAAAGAATGGATCCTCACGCACAGTGGGAAGTACAAGAATACGCAAGAGCAATTGGAGATATAATTGATCCATTGTTCCCAGAGTCTTGGCATGTTTTGACCAAGAATACATAAGATACCGAATTAAACAGGAGAAGTTAATGAAAGAATTGCCATCTGATTATCAGAAGTTTATACACACCTCCAGATATGCTCGTTGGGTTGAAAAAGAGAAACGACGAGAGACTTGGGGTGAGACAGTCAAGCGTTATTTTGATTTCTTTGAGAATCAACTCAAAGAGAACAATAATTTTATCGTTACACCAGAACTCAGATCAGAACTTGAAACTGCTGTTTTGAATCTTGAGATCATGCCAAGCATGAGAGCATTGATGACCGCAGGTGAAGCACTTCGTCGTGACAACACCGCAGGATATAATTGCTCGTATATCGCAGTTAATCGTGTTCGTGCATTTGACGAAATTCTCTACATCCTCATGTGTGGAACGGGTGTAGGATTTAGTGTGGAGAGACAATATGTTGAGAAACTTCCTACAATCGCTGAAAACTTTTCTAATACAGATACCACAATCATCGTGGAAGATAGCAAGGCTGGTTGGGCTAAGAGTTATAAGGAACTTGTCTCCCTACTCATTGGAGGTCAGATTCCAAGATGGGATGTATCAAAAGTTCGTGCTGCTGGGGCGAGACTTAAGACATTTGGTGGGAGAGCTTCAGGACCAAGACCTCTTGAAGATCTCTTCAAATTCACGGTTGACACTTTTAAGAGAGCAGCAGGGAGAAAACTTACATCTATTGAATGCCACGATCTTGTCTGCAAAGTTGCGGAAATTGTCGTGGTCGGAGGAGTCCGTCGATCTGCTCTTATTAGCCTATCCAATCTCACGGATGAAAGGATGCGAGATGCCAAGTCTGGTGCTTGGTGGAACGAAAACCCCCAAAGAGCCCTTGCGAACAACTCGGTTGCGTACAAAGAGAAACCAGAAGTAGGAGTATTTTTAGATGAATGGGTTGCGCTTTATAAATCAAAAAGTGGAGAACGCGGCATATTTAATCGTGATGCATGTCGTAGAACGGTTGCCAAATTGGGAGATCGTAGAGATTCCTCTTATGAGTTTGGTACAAATCCTTGCTCTGAGATTATTCTACGCGACCGTGAATTTTGCAACCTTACTGAGGTTGTAGTTCGCCCAGAGGATACAATTGAAACACTCAAGCGTAAGGTTAAACTCGCATCTATTCTAGGAACATGGCAAGCATCGTTGACAAACTTTCCATATCTTTCATCTGAATGGAAAAAGAATTGTCAGGAAGAAGCATTGCTTGGAGTCTCACTTACTGGTATACTGGATAATGTGATGATGAGACACACAGTCGATCTTGAAATCACACTCACTGGTCTTAAGCAAGTTGCGATTGATACAAATAAAGTATGGGCAGGTAAGATTGGTATAAATCCTGCTGCTGCAATCACTTGCGTAAAACCATCAGGAACAGTTTCACAATTAACTGATGCAGCATCTGGTATTCATCCTCGTCATGCTGAATATTATATCCGTACAGTTCGTGCGGATCGTAAGGATCCACTATGTCAGATGATGATTGAGATGGGATTCCCATGTGAACCTTGTGTGATGAAACCAGAACATACAATGGTATTCTCATTTCCACAAAAGGCAGAAGGTTCTCTCACTCGCAACGATGTATCTGCGATTATACATCTAGAGTTGTGGTTGGCATATCAGCGTTATTGGTGTGAACATAAACCATCAATCACAATCACTGTTAAGGAAAATGAATGGATGGATGTTGGAGCGTTCGTATACAAGTACTTTGATGAGATATCTGGTATTTCGTTCCTTCCACACTCCGATCATACATATAGGCAAGCACCTTATCAAGATTGTACTAAAGAAGAATATCTTGTGGCACTTGAAAAGATGCCCAAGAATGTAGACTGGGGAATGCTTACTAAGTACGAGAAAGAAGACAAGACGACAGGAACACAACAGTTCGCTTGTAGCGCAAATAGTTGTGAGGTAGTAGATTTAGTATCTTAAAGGAAAAATATGAATAGAATTTTTAAAACATTATTTTCGTTAGTTTCATTGTTCGTGACCGCAATTGCTTTTGCTCAACAAGTCCCTCAAGCAGAACCAGGAATTAGTGGCGATAAATTCAAGATTGATTGGACTGCAAATGCAAGTCTTTACACTCTTGACAGTGGCAGCACTTTCGTTCTCAACGACACATTTAGCACTAAGGTATACGATAAGTTTACCGTAGGTGTTGGTCTTGATGTCATCAACAATGAGAATCCAGCAACAGGTCAGCAACTTGCATGGCAACTCAATCAGGGTATATCAGAAGGATCTGGTACTGGATTGTCAGACATTGATCTCTTTGTAAAGTATGACGCTTATAAAGGTAAGTGTGATTATCTGAAAGCAGATGTCTGGGCAACTGTAAATGCTGGTCTTTACATTCCAGTAGATGGGGAATATTCCTCAAGTTCAGCAACAGCACATGCTGGAGCAGATATTGGCATTCAGAAGGATAAGTTTGAAGTGGTCCAAGGATTCAATTATGTCTTCACAGGAGACTACACATTCAATCCAGTATTCGGTGGTTATGTCACGGACGATGTTTTTCAATTCACCACAACAGCTACCTACAATGTAGCAGATATGATTAAGTTTGGCGTTAAGGCAGAACAACAATATTCTGGTTCTTATAATGCCTTTCTTCTTGGTCCAATTGTAAATATGAAACTTACTGAGAGAGCAACACTCTCCGTAGAAGTTGGATTTGCAGTATCAGAGGATATTCCATACGACACAATCAGTTCTGTCGTTGGAATTGGATTACAGTTAGCATTCTAAACCCCTCAAGGTTAGTATCCCAGTCTAACCCCCGTTCTTTCGAGAACGGGGGTTTCTTTTTATAAATAGAGGAAAGGAAATCATATGAAACTACAACAGTACATCAAATCATTTTTTCTCTTCTTTGTATTTTTGGTATGCCTAGCAAGCATGTCTTTTGCGCAAAACGATCCAACTGCTAAGTTGAATCTCTCGCTAGTGACTCCACAACAGGCTACAGCCATAGATGATATCATTGAGGTACAACTCATGGTATCTGCGGAGAACAATCCACAGCGATTTGTAGTGGCTGATGTTCCCTTTGGATGGGATCCTACCAGACTTCAACTACTTGGAGTATCATTGGTTGGTTCCCATGTTGGAGTCATGCAAGAGTATTCTACCTTTCCTGCAAATGACTATACTTGGTGCAATGAAGTCGTTCCGCCCCAAGACGGCAACGGAATGTTTTATTGCTATGGAGTTCTTGGGTATGAATGGATTGTAACCACCGAACCAGTACAGATGGCAAAATTCATCTTCAAGGTGGTTGGATTGGGTCGATCTGATGTTGTGCTATATGATAACCTTCCACTTCGACCTATGTTTCCTGCTTCCTGTGTTGTGTATGGCTGCTGCGTTGGCGGCAATGATGTCACAGGATCTCTGACCAATACCACCGTTGGAATTCCCCTACAAGGTGATTTCAACAATGACGGATTGGTAAATGCTCAGGACATGGGTGAGTTGCTTGCTGATTGGGGAGCCGCTAGTTTCAAGGCTAATCCCCATGACATCAATAACGATGGAATCGTCAACTCGCAGGATCTAGCACTACTAGTAAATAATTGGAGTTGAATAACTATAAATGTACGAATATACTGTAAAAGAAATTGTAAAAATAGTAGATGGTGATACGGTAGACATCGTATTGGATCTTGGATTTGATGTCTACCGTAAAGAAAGAGTCAGAATAAATAGAGTTGATACTCCAGAAACCAATAGCAAGGATGTCACTGAAAAGAAACTTGCTGTTGAAGCAAAGAATTATGTTTCTACTTGGATGATCAATCAGAAGCAAGTAAAGATCAAGACTTTCAAGGATGACAAATATGGAAGACTACTTGGTGAATTTTATGGTGATGGCGATGTATGCCTTAGTGATCTTTTAATTGCTGGTGGATACGCATGGGCGTATGATGGTGGTGTGAAGAATAAAGATTTGAATTTATTATTAGAAAAACGAAAGTAATCTATGTCGTATGTTGTAAATATTAGTCGCGCAACAGGAATACAAAAGATATATTTCAATCCTACAGTAGTTCCAGATGCAATAACAGATCTCTGGGCTGCTTCATGGTATCCAACTGATCCTACAGCTATATCTACACCATATGCTGCGGAATCACTTGGAAATGTTAATGTTTACACATATGTGAAACCAATGATTCATATTAATGATTGTAATGCTGGTGGATATCAGCATGGTACAGCAGTAGAATTTATTAATGGAACATATTGCGGTTCTCCTAGTCCCAGAATTAATGGTATTATTAATAAGGTGAAGGAACTTCCGAGTGGTAAAAGAGCATACCGAACAATGCGATATGACTATGGAAAGCTATACGATGAAGTTGGTGACCGTTATGCTAGCGGAAGGCAATCTCCTTGGGCTGAAAATGCTGGAATTACAGTGAGTGCAGATGTTACTACCTTGTTTACACGACTTGGTAATTCTGGAGGAATTCCAGACTATATTCTAATAGATTGTGAGCAAGGTGGAACATTCGCTTTCCCATATGGACCATCAGTTAATTGGACTAATCAGGTCTTTGGAATAACCAGTGATGCTAAATTTAATCAAACATGGTATGGATCCACTAGTTTTAATAATCTTTATACTCAAGGTGGTTCATACGCATTTGGATTTACTAATCTTGTAAATGGAGTATATCATCCTCAGAATACGAGAGATTATTTATTCTGGGACCGCGCAGTTCAAGGAATACACTCAGCATTTCTCAATCAATTCATAGTTACTCCGCTTAGAAGCATCTATCCATCTGCAAAGATGAGTAATTATGGTTCACTGGTAAGTCTTGATGGTGGTACAGCAGGAAATGCGTATGATTATAATGGACATCCATTTGTAAGAACAGGTATTGTTGGAGATTATGCTGCTCCTGAAATATATGCTGGATGGAGTGGTGCTTCAGCGGGCTATGGTATATTGAATAGTGATACTACAAGGATTGTTCGTAAAGATTATGCTGCAACTACAGCATTTGGATCAAATGCCTGGAATCACTTCCTCATTATGATGCAAAACGCAAGAGCATCAAAAAGAGGATCTGCTGGTGCTGCAATCATCCCATGGATTGGAAGTCCATACTTTACAGATAATGCTTTTGATTCTAAATGGACCGAGAGTTCAACAAATCTTGGATTATATTATGAATCAATAAGACATCTTGCACTCACTGGCGCAAAGATGTTTAATTATTTTAATGCGCATGAAACAGACGCAACAAAACTCAATGCTGGATGCACAGCACTTAACGGTGTGCTAACTGAATTGAATACACTTTTAGGTGGAAGTAGATCTACTTCCGAAACTCATAACGAGAGAATTGATTTTCTTGCTGATTATGTGATTAGTGGTGCTCAATCTACTTCTGGAAATTATCTCTGGCGAGTAACTCCAAAACCAGGAATAGAAATACAAGATTCCAATTCGTTTGTAGTTTCACTAGATGCTGATGGTGGAGCATGGTTCCAAACTTTAACAAATACAAAACCAACATTTACTAAATCGTTGGGTCAACAATTGCTTGACAGAAGATCTACAGATTTCGTGCGAAGATTTTATCAAATGTCAGGATTGGCAGGAACCAATACATTTGAATATGATGGATGGAATTATGGAACTATAGTTACATTTAGAGGAGATCCAGAGGGAGTCGCACTTGCTTCTACATTTGGTGCAAAGGGACATACCTTTAGAGCATATCCATTTGAATTCAACCCAGCAAATCCAGCAACATCTTCTCCATGGCATAATATCATATATGAAATTTTCAGTGAAAGTTATTTTGCTGGAATGCGAGCACTCCATATTAATTTTCCATTCGGAGAGGCCTTTACGAATCATACATGGTTACTCCATCCATTGGATCAATTATATGGTACTACTGGATTTTCTTCAATATACACTAGAGCTGGTTTATGTGGAATGACTTCTTATAATTCTTCAACACTACATGAATGGTGTCCAGCAAGAGTAAAGGGATTCACTGGTGCTATAAACCAATTGCTTGAAGGAACTATGATTCCTGGAGCAACAGGAAGAGCAGGATTGACCGAATATTGTGATGTCATGATATATGGTTCTGGATGCAATGGGTGGCAATCTTATCGTAATTTTATGCATGATTGGTGGACATATTCCGCTGGCACAAATGCAGAAAGAGATTCTGCACTGCTGTCAAGATTAGATCAGATGGTGAATTTTATTGCTTCGTGTAAAGCAAGCACAGACACTAAAGGATTTCTTTCTTTCGCAATAGATAGCGATGCTCTCTCAGCAACTCCAAATACTGTACAATTGTTTAGAAGTTTATTTGATTATAAATCCGATGTGTGCGAATTGGCAGATTGGTATTTTAGGACAGAACTTGCAAAAAGAGGAATTCCTTGTCTGGTTGAAGCAAGACCGCAGGTACGAATGAACCAAGCTATGACGACTGGTCAGCGAGAAGTATATGGAAATGTTACTACTCCATTTCCACTTGGATTCACATTAGGTGCTATCGGGACAACAGCAAGCACAGGATTCTGTGGATCTCACAGTTACTGGACAAGCGATGAGAATTTTCTATGGTATTCTGATCCATCAATTGCTTCTTCTCTTGGTGATAATGGATTTGACAATTCCATAGCAAATTCAACAAATGCTTGGACTCATCGTTTAGGTGGAAGTTATTTAACTACTGGGGAACGATTGCCGTGGGGAATGACTACAATTGCAACTCATGCTGGTGCTACACTGGATCTTTTCTTATCTGGTCAGGCTAGTTTCAATGATCAATATAGTAATGTGTATAGTCCATATTATGCGATGTGTTATTATTATGCGGGTGCTGATATAGCAATGGATTGGTTTTATAGAGGTGGTCTTACATATCGGACCGACACATGGAAAGCAAGAAGAAAGTTCAATGCCTTTAGCACTTTATCATTCGAGCCATATATGATAGCAGGATTCTATTTGCTCAATCAAGGTAATGTTCCACAATGGACATATAGATGGTGGCTACCATCAGCAAATCCATATTCTGTAGTAATGCCTATATTCTATCCAAAGGGATTTACTACCGCAGCAGCATCCAAGGGAGCGAATGGAATTAACACAGTTTCATATACTGGTGGATATTGGACGGACAATACACTAGGATCAGATACAAGATCTTGGTTTAACACAAATATGCGTGGAACTACATTTGGCAATCAACTTACAATATTCAAGGATATTGCCAAGACTTTGACTCCAAAAGGTTGTACCTTTGCTCCACCTTACATTGGATCTGGTCCTATTCCAACCGCAATAACATATGCTTCATCTGGTGATAATTATTGGAACAATACAATAGATTCAATATTGCGCTAAAGAAAAACCCCCTTTCGGGGGTTTTTTCATTATTTGGAGAGTTTCATTAACTGAACAATCCAGAAGACCTTTCAGAATTCAATCTTGTCGCTGTGTTTCTTGATTTGTTGGCAAGTTCTTCTGCGCGTTGTGATTGTCGTAATACTTCAGATGTTCTATTCTGACTTGATGCTACATCAAATCCTACTTTTGCCGATACTGCATCATTGTTATCAGCAATTCCTAATTGTTGATTGGTTAATGGAGTTCCCTTTGGATTTCCACTTCTACCACTATCCCAATCATTAAATGCTGTTTTTCTTTGTTGCTCTGCTGCTTGCGCTGCTGGAGATACCGTTGGTGTTCTTCTTCCAAAATCATCATTTCTCATAGATGAAACAGTTTTCATTCTTTGTGCTATTTCGCCAGGAGATGATCCCTTATTCGCCCAGTCAGTTGCAACTCTCATCTGATCAGATGTTCCAGTTGTTCTTCTTTCTGGAGAAAACAGTGGAGGTGGTGTTCCAGTTCTAGCAGCATCAATGTGATCATTTCTTACTTGTTGCCAGCTTGCTGAATTTTGTCCTGGACCAAAAGCAGCACTCGAAAGATTGTTATCATCTGGATTTCTTAATAGAGATGGAGTTTCTCCACGATCAGTTTCAGTTGGTGGTGCTTTTCTACTTAATGCTGCTGGTGGTCTTTGTGAAATAGATTGTCTTAATTTATTTTGAATAGATTGTCTGTCATTTACTCCGTATCCGAATGCCGAGGGAGTTTGATATCTTCCATTTATAATTGGCATATATTGTTCCTTTATCTCATTGGAAAGAATGTCTGAGGAGGGGTTTTAGGTTTCACTGTACTTGCTGGTTTTACTGTAGATTTGGTTGAACCTGCTGGGTTTGCTCGTTGTCCCCCATTTGGACCTATTGTTCCATTCCACATTCGTAAATCGTTGTCAGCCATCCCGCTTGATGATCTTGGATTTTGTGGTGGGACAAATTTATCTGAATTAGATCGACCTTCTCCGTACTTTACTGGTGGTTGTACTGATGGTGTTGAACCTGCTGGTTTTGGTGCAGTTGATTTAGAGAATTGAGAATCTCTTTGTTGCACATCTCTTTCATCCTGACGCTGGGTTGATGGGTCTACAAGATTAAATGGTCGCGGCTTTGGTATGCGATTAAAGTTGTTTACATCATTTCTGCCATTATTTGGATCTTGCCGTATATTTTGACTTGGTCTGGGTGGTGAATCTTGCCAAGATTGTCTAACACCATTCACTGTATCCCCGCTTGATGCTGTTGGTTGTGCTGGCGTACCAGTTGTGGGTGCTGTGGGTGCTGTGGGTGCTTCTGGTGCATCTAACTGATTTAATCTTTCAAATGCATTTCGTAACCTACTTGGAATTCCCGATGTATTAATTTGTGGAGAACTTCTTGCTGCTATGGGTGCTGTGGGTGCTGTGGGTGCTGGCGTATCAGTTGTTTGTGCTGCTGTGGGTGCTGTGGGTGCTGGTGTGGCTGGTTTTGGTGCTCTAGCATCTGCTCCTGCCTCCTGCCGATCATTGTTTTGTCCCCTTATTGCGCCTCTTAACTGTGTCAGCAACCCTCCGTTGTTAGGAATTGAATCCTCAAGTTCCTCAGTATCATCTGCTGCTGCTCTTGCATCTGCTGCTGCCTTTGCTGATGCTCTTGCATCAGCTGCTATACTTGCATCAAATGCTCTTTGACCAGCAGCATATCCTACAGAGTCTGGATCTTGAACTCCCCTGTCATTGGTTATGATTCTGTTACCTGGAGCTCGCGGCAGATCAGGTTCTTTTCCAGCAGTAATTGATGCTTCAACTCTTCCTTCAGGACTATTCCGATTCACATATCTTTCTCTAGGCGGGGTTTCAGTAGGGCCTGGGGTTCTGTTTGCTGCTGCTTGTACCTGTGCTTCTGGTGAAATATTAAAAGAACCATCTAGATTAATAGACCGCGGCCGTCCATTGTCACCCATTGTCACATTAGTCGGATCTGTGTTTATCTTCCCTGCGTTGGGCCCACGCACCGCAGCTGCTGGTGCAGCTGCTGGTGCAGTTGGTGCTGATGCTGGTGCTGGTGCTGGTGCTGGTTTTTCTGCAGCTGTTCTCGCAGCTGCTCGCTCAGCCTTAGCAGCATCCTTGGCAGCATTATTTGCCTTACCTGTAGCTATACGATCTGCTCTATCGCTAGCTTGTCGCTCTCTAAATTGTTCAAGATTTCTCGCAGAAGTTTTTTCTTCTTCAATGAAGACCGAGTTTAGGGCATTTCTCATATCATTAATGAGATGTCTATTGAAATAATTGTTGTTGAATCCGCTCATGTGTTTTTGTTCCTATCCTAAATATTTATAACGATGATTATTTCAGCTATTGATTATTCTCTAAACGGTCCAGCTCTTTGTGTATTTGACACAAAGAAGGAATTTAATTTCAAGAATTGCTCCTTTTATTTCCTCACCGATACTAAGAAGTACGCAACTACCTTTCTGAATAATATTCACGGAGAGATGTTTATAGACTATAAAGGTGATTGTGAGAGATATGACTCAATTTCTGATTGGGTAATGAGAACCGTAATTGGATCCGATCAGGTGGCAATCGAAGGATACGCCTACAATGCCACAGGAAGGGTTTTTAATCTTGCTGAGAATACAGGCATTCTCAAGTACAAACTTTACCAAGCGGGTATTCCTGTTGATATTCTAGAACCAACAAGAGTCAAGAAGTTCTATACTGAAAAAGGAAATGCCGATAAACCAAAAATGTACGATACCTTCGTAAAAGAGACAGGGGTGGATCTTCATAAGATCATCACCCCTAATAAGACTCTTGTTGGTAATCCCGTTACAGATATTGTGGACGCTTTTGCTATCTGTAAATTATTCTGGAATCAACTTAAAGTCCAGGAGTGAATGTAGGATTTCCACTACTCTTATTGCGTGCTTTGGCATTAGGTGTGCCATACTGTGGAGTGAGCGGTTTTTGAACCAATCCGCCTGTATACACTTTAATCTTCTTATCAGCACTGTTTGCTGGTGTATTAGCTCCAAACTCTGCACCCGCTCTAATATTTTCTATGGAATCATAACTACGATCAATAGTATCTTTTTCAAGACTGGGCAGTCTGGCCTGTTGTTCCATCAATTCATTTAAACGATTCTTGTAATATTCTTTTAGATTCATATAATTACCTTTTTTATTATTTATAAAAACAGAAAGGGGAGTCTGTTACGACTCCCCTTCTTCTTTCCCGTTTTCCCATCCCGTGGAAATAATATTTATAATTATTTCTTATTCCAAGGTAATTTTTCATTCACCCAACTCCAAAGTGGAGCACCGATAAGTGCTCCAGCAACGAAGACTGTAAGTGTGTAGAAAATCGTGCCTAAAGTGCTTGAGAATACTGCTTGTAGATTGTCCATAGTATGAACTCCTTTTCTTTATATATAAAGGTGGATGAAGAAAGACAAGGCTTTTGCCGAAAACCTTAGACGGGTAATGATCTCCGAGGATTCTGCGGAACTAGTCCGCACCCCCGCTTTCTTAAACTATCTCAAATTTGAATCGCGCAAACATAAAATAGATCCTGCGGTGTTTTTTACACACCCAGAGGATTTTATTCGTAAAGTGCGAAAGAAACACTAGACCGCTCGGGCTTTCGCTACCTGATGGACTAGGGGGGGATTCAGGTGTGAATCCCCCCAACTTATTATAAATAGAATTGATGAAAAAGTTTAAACAAATATTATTGTTAATAGCAGAAGAAAGATATGGACCAGATCGTGAAAATTTTGGTAAATTAGATTTTGGTAAATTATTTGGTCCAAGGGGTAAATATTCTCCAAATGACAAAAATGCTCCAGGAGAATCATCATGGAATCCTGGAAAAGAAGAAACATATCTCGCAAGAATTAAAAGTGGTAACATTCGGAGGCCTCAGATGCCATCAGAACCAACACCAGCAACACCAACACCATCAAGAACCAAGAAACCATCAGCAGCAAAAAGACCAACAGGGTCGTTTCCAGTTGTCACGAACAATATGCACCACGAGGGACACTTGATGCGAATGATGGAGAATGATCGTGAACTTCGCGAAATGATGAAAGCTGTTAGCCCAAGATTCATGAAACATTCAGATAGATTAACAGCTGCTCTTCGTGAATATCATGAATCCACTGGTGGAAAAGCGAGTAAATATGAACGAGGTCTATTTGCTCATAATTTGATTACTTCTCATTTAGATACATTAGCAGATAAGATAACTGATCTAAATTCTAAAGGATTGCCAATTGACGAAAAATTTGGTAATGCAAGAGTATCACATACTTCTCAAGACACTAGTTTTCCAGGAGAAATAACTCTAAAAGCTCACTTTTACCCTTTAAAGACTTTTATATCAGGTGCAGGTCAAATAAAAGAATTAACTCAGTATCTAGAAAAGAAGACTGGACATGCATGGTATATACACCCAGATAGCGGACAACAAATGGTTGGTACAAAACGCAGTCCATTAGTATTGGCAACGGCCATCAATCATCCAGATGTGCCAGGTGTGGATGGTGGAGGTGGTGGTGGTAATGAACCAGTGACACCAAAACCAAAAAATCCAACAGGAAAGCAACCAACAGGACCAAAAGCACCAACAAGACCAAGGATGCCATCACTCGTATGAAATCATTTCGACAATACATTACCGAATCTGGAAAAAAAGCATTCCTGCGTAATTATAATAAGCTTAGTGCTTTTCAAGAACCGCTTAATGGACATATTATTAGATTGCAAAATCAAATAGCTTATAACCGCACATTATCTGATAAAGCACTAGAAAATCTAGATTCTGAATTTTTAAAATTTACAGCTGTTAGAAATCAACGAGCAGCAAATGCTATGACAAGTTTTGAAACATCTATCCCTCGCATTGGAGCAGAATATATTGGAAATGGACTTTTAGAGCCTGGTAAAACGCAGTTTCCAGATTATATCAAAAAATTGCCTAAAGATGTAAAGTTGCGTAATCAAGCAGATTGGCTTAAGTGGAGAGTTAGTAGCGAAATACCAAGGGGTGGTTATAACCATACAGATTCTAGAAATAGACCTATTCATAACTGGCATCCAACAGCACAGAAGGTGTATTCAAGAGTCAGACATCTTATTAGAAATGGCACAATAGAAGCAACTGATCCGCATGGAGTTGCTTTATCTTATGCAAGAATAGTTGATTTTGATACTGGTCACTTGGATTCAACTAAACCTGGTGTTCCAGAAAAAATGTTGAGAATAGCTAGTACTGGAGATGAAAAACTTATGGGTATTCTACAGAAGCATATTGAATCTCAGGATGTAAAGGAATCTCTAGTATATTCCTCTTCTGATTTTTTAGTTGAGAATACCAAAAAAGATGCCATTTTAGCGACTCGATCCATGATTGATTCAGCTCCAATACATTTTGGTGAATTAGGTGACATGTCTAAGCAAGAGATCTCTGCTGGTCAGGCCTTGAGTAGATTTCATATCTACAGAATATTGACTGCTAATGCAAAACATGAAAATCTGGATGAGAATAAACTTGCAAGAGTTAAAAATCTAATACACGATCAGATTTTTGGAAATGAAGATTTGATAAGAAGAATTGGAACACATTCACATTTTAGAGGAAAGAATAGAAACTCAGTCAAGAGTGCTATTGGACATGTATTATCCACATATGAAGCTGAAGCACCTCAAAATGTAATGAATGAGTTTAAGAAAAACCCATCTTCGATTTCTATTCAACCAATAATACCAGAAACAAATATAAACCGACACATGGTGGAGTTCATAAAAAGATGAAAAACTTTAAACAAATATTGTCGTTAATTGCAGAAGCAAAATTTGAACCAGGTGGTAAAGATCTTGGTGTGTTATTTGGTCCAAATGGTCCATTTTCTCCCTATAAAGGAATCAAGGAACCATCTGCTCAGGAAAAATTCACAAAGGGAGATTTAGATTATCGTCTGATGCCAGTTAAAAACCCAAACTCAGATAGAACACCAAAGTCCGAACCAGTGTCACAGTCAAAGATAAAATATTTTGATAAATATGGAAGACTAATTAATCCTTGGGATAACCGAAAATTTGGAAAGCACCGATGGAAAAACAAATAAAAGATTTCAAGTAAATATTAAAAGAAACTATAGTGAAGCACGGCAATGATTATGGTATAATGGATAAAACATACAAATGATAACATTTAAAGAATATCTAATTGAAACTAATTTGTCTATGTTACTTGAAGGTAAAGAACTTCATCAATTTGTCAATCAACATGGTGATAAGATTCTTAAGAATTATGAAATTCCTTATGATAATTCAAAGATACCACCAGATCAACAAACTGAACACAAAACAGATTTCATAACAAGATCATTGGGTATACATGATATGCCATTACACCATCAAAGATGGGCATTGAAGCAAGTTGTAAAGGGTAATATTCCTCATCTTGAAGATTTAAAATCTACCATAAAAGATAATTTAAATACATTTGAAGAACATAAAGATGCGCATAAAATGAATTTAGATAAGGTAAATAATCCAACTGAGTTATTTAACATTGCACAAAAACATAATCCCGAAACCACAACTAAAGATATTCCTACAGGCGAGTTTACACTGCATGGAGAAAATGAACATTGGAAAGTAGTGCAACCACACACGAAATCAGCTTCATGCACACTTGGTGGAGGTACAAATTGGTGTACTTCTTCAAAAAGTAACAACAGGTTTACGCATTATAATAAAAGCGGACCTTTAATGGTTTTACTTCCAAAAAAACCATTATATAAAGGAGAAAAGTATCAATGGCATCCTGAGCAGTTCATGAATAAAGAAAATAAACCAATTAATTCATCTGAAACTAACTTGCCTAAGCTTTCGTTTCATGATAGACCTTTGCCTGAATTTAATCATCAAAGTAGATTTGATATACAATTATCAGTTGATCTTACTGATCCAAAAGCATCAGAACAACATTTATTAAAATTGGTAAAAGATCCTAAAAATAATTCTGAAAGGCATATAAGGTCTGCATTAAAATCACCATACGAATCTGTAGCAATGGCAGCATTTAACCATCCTAACTTTTTTTCTGGCGGTGATAATATGTCTAATGCATTAGAATCACCACACGAATCTGTAGCAATGGCAGCAGTGAAGCATCATAAATTTAATCCTGACACACATTGGTTACCTGCATTAGAATCACCATACGAATCTGTAGCAACGGCAGCAGTGAAGCATCCTAGATTTGATGCTGTCAGACGCTTAGAAGATACAGTAGAATCACGACACGAATCTGTAGCATTGGCAGCAGTAAATCATCCTGCATTTGCGCAGCAAAAGAACAATACATGGGAGAATTATGAAATGGAATTTGCATTAAAATCACCACACGAATCTGTAGCAATGGCAGCAGTGAAGCATCCTGCATTTGGTACTTCAAACAACCATATAAATGTAGGATTAAACTCACCTCACGAATCTGTAGCATTGGTAGCAGCAAATCATCCTAAATTTAACTATTTTTCCCATGCTGCTGTATCCCCACACGAATCTGTAAAAAAACTAATAGACACAAGATTTCATAAAACTAAAATAACAAGAAGAAAATTAACAAAATAAAATGATAACATTTAAACAATACATTAACGAAGGATCTCTTGTTGACAAATTAGCTATAGCAGCAGCAGGACTTGGAGTTTTTACAGGTGGTGCTGTTCTCGGAAAGTTGATATCACCTGTGGTGACATCACCACATCAAGAACAACCAACCGCAACCCAACCACCTGTTGAATCTACAGAAAAGGAGGAAGAGGAAAAGAAAGAAAAATCAAAGGTAGATCCTATTAAAGTGAAACATGATAATTTCATGAAGGGAATGGCCACTAAACATGGAGATGAACACGAAGTGATTTTAAATGCTGCAAAGAGAAATCACATAGATGAAAACGACCATGAAACCATGTCAATGCTCTATGCTATACGCAGTACTGAGAATGGTAGAGCTGGAAAAGAATTTGGAGTTCTTCATAAAAATGCAGTAGGAAAACCTGGACAGACCCTAGATAAACAAGCGGGATGGGCATCATCAATTCTCATGAAGAGGAAAGGTGAATGGGAAGGTATGGATTCCACTACACAGGCACAATATAATGGATTCCCACATTATCTACAATCTAAATATTCACCAACTATTGGAGCAACCAACGATCCAAAAGGACTAAATAATAATTGGTTAAAGAATTTCACGCACCACTACAACGAAAATATGAGTTTTGAAAATGTACAATGATGTCTTTAAATCTTTAAACGAATCCATAAAGAAAAGAAACTCTCCTGCTGATTTTCTTCCCGTAGATGAAAAGGATCTCAAGGATGTAATTCATAGAGGGTATCTGAAGAAGTCTGCATATCCAATTAAATGGGACATTGTTCCAGATGGAAAAACAAAGAATAGTGGAAGACACATCTATAGTTTTAGAAGTGGTGGTGCTTCTGGAATTCTTGAGATAGAACATAAGTATGCTCCCCAGAATTCTGGACACGAAACCAGAAGTAGAGTTCATTTTGAATTAAATGGAAAACCACCAGAGGAAGATATTCAGATCTATAGATCATTTATTGTACCTTCATTGATGCATCACATGGAATCACACAATCCAGATATTGTTGATTTTTCTGATTCTGTCATGCACTCTGATGATTTAATTCGTAGACTTGGTAATAAGTTTGAAATAAATAAGAATGGTAAGAGTGCCAAGAAAAAAGTAGATCCAAAGATACTTCGTGTCATATCGCACATTAAGAAACATATAAATAAGAAATAAGGAACAATATATGCCTATTGTAACAAATGATCCATATGCAAGTAAAATCAGGAAAGCATGGGACGACCATGCTGCTGATAGACAGCAATTGCCAGGAAAATTTAAACTCCCACAGGGTGCGGCCGCCGCAGATAAAAGTCTAGAAGGCCGCATTAACACTATGCGAGAGGTCAGAAGTGGAAACAGATTTCAAGTTCCAGAACAAATATCAGCACCTATAAAATCTTTACAAAAACGCATGGAAACTAAGCAATATGTCGGAAGCGGAAACGCATTTCGGGTTCCAGAAGAAAAATCAGCACCTATAAAATCTTTACAAAAACGCATGGAAACTACGCAAGCAGCAAGAAGCGGAAACATGTTTGCAGTTCAAGGACCAAAATCGGTAGTACAAATAGCAGCTGATGCTAATGCAAGAATGCTTCAAAATAGACAGGCAGTATACGCAAGATTACAAGGAAATTAAGGATTTATATTATGCCAAATTATGGATTTGTATGTGATGGATGCCAACACGCCTTTGATAAAATTCTTTCAATATCCGACAGAGAAATACCGTTGAGCAAATCTTGTCCAAATTGTAAGAAAAAGAAAATAAGAAGACAATATGATTCCTTTGCTCAACCAATAGGATCAGATGCGACTCTTAACGCAAATAAAGTAACTGGTGGAAAATGGAATGAGTTAATGGGAAGAATGAAGAAGGGTCTTGGTAAGAGATATCATACCAATCTTGATATAGCATCTTCTCAAACTGGAAAGCAATGGAAGGGATAACATGAAGAGATACTCGTATCAGCAACAGGTAGATAGAATAAAGATTCAATTGAATGAAGGTGTTGTCCCTGCAAAGTATGATAAACCTAAACCAGAAAATTCTAATTCTGATACTTTTCTTAATCCGCCACCAGGACAACTAGGGAAAGATTTTGCGGATCAAATAAAGAATCAAGGGACAAGTAGGCCAGGAATGTTTTCCGCAGAAATGGGTGGATATGGTTGGGGACAAGGTGAACGCGATCCTCGCGACGAACCACTTGGCAGAATGAAGGAAGCTCAGTCTAGAAAGGGAACAGGGGATGATTCTGCACATGTAGCATTTAAGATGGCATCTGATGATTATCGTGCATTGCGATCTAAGTTGGAAAATGAAGCAAAGACAGATACTCGTTACTCAGACCAGGAACGAGCCGACTCATTGAAAGATCTAGAAGATTATGATCGTGTAAATGTGCAACCCATGGGAGCATTTCCGTGGAAGAAACTTGCTGGTGCTGCTGCTGATATCGCAATCGCATATGCGATTGGTAAAGTTGGCGGTGGTGGTGGCAGATTACCTAGCGCAGTGAGAAATACTACCGTTGGAAGAGCAATGTCCAGCGTTGGTGGAGTCCCATCATCCTTTGGAAGAGCAATAGGAAATGTTGTCAATAATACAACAGATAAAACCAGACAAGCAGCAGAAGATCTACGGGATAGAACGCTTGGAGTACCAACAAGAGCTGAAGTACAAAAAGATCAACCCTGGCGAACTGATGCTGATAATACTGCCATTAGAAGGGCCATGCGACAGAGTATAGCAACGACTGTTGGTCAACCGCCAAGTCAGCGAGGTGCTAAATTAATATCTAAAGTACTAGATGCACAAAATTTGGAACTTAAACCTGAATTTGAACTTCGTCAATCCCCAACAGATCGTCTTGCTGGAACAACACAACCTCTTGGTAAAGGTGATTCAGTATTTGTGGATAAGATTCGTGAAAGAAAAACTCAAGGACCAATATCCGAATTTCAGCGACCAGAAAGAGCAAATGAACCAAGAAGATCAAGAGATAATTTAACTGGAGAAGAGAGTGCTAAAACACGAATTCCATATCCAAAAGAAGGTAATACAGCATACACTTTAGAAGTTGGAGGTAAACCATTTGATAGTTCAAAAGACGGAATAGATCTCGGTAAACTAGGTCTGCCAACTCATGTTCAAATACCACACAATACCACAATGACTACAAGTATAGTACCATCTTCAGATCCAAGAATGTCATATCCAAGTTCAAATGTTATTCAAATGCAGATTGATAAACTTCTCGGTAGCAATATTCGAAGCAAAGGAAGCCAAACAAAAGTAGTTCCTTGGGATTATGAAATACATAAACTTTCACCATATCTTGATAACGATGTTAGAACTAAATAAAGATGTTAGAAAATAAAAGGATACCAATGAGCGACTTACATAAAACTATTAGAAGTATGATAACGGAGCAATTTCAAGGAACCGCTACAGCAACAGGTACAGCAACAGCTCGAGCAACTGGTGTGTCCTCTAGAGCTCTTGGAGGATCTACTAATGTCGGGACTTCAACTGGCTCATATACACCTTCAGCTGGAGCTGGAGCTGCAATTAATTCATCACCCTCTCAAAATGATTTAATAATGGGCGCACTTTCAGGGAATGGTGAAGATCAATCTGGTGGAGTTGCAAACTATCGAACTCCACCCAATGTAAATGCCGCGCGAGCTCGGTCACCCCAACCAACAGCTGTTCCAACAACTCCTATTAAACGGCAACAAGATAATAATGTTGCTCAACCAGAACAATCAGTTTCTCCAAGTGATCTTACAACCAGTATTGGAATAGATCCAGCTATGCAACTGTTTCAATCTGCTAGGAATGCATTAACCTTATCTGCACCAAATATGGGATTGAATTTTGGTTCCGCAGTCCAAGGCATTGCAGCTGCATATGCACTTGGCAGACAGATTTTCTCTGGGACGCAACCAGCAAATCCACAGACACAGTTAAGTATCAAGCCACAAGTTATGACTAGTACAAAAACCACATCAGGAGGAACTAACATGGGATCAAATCTTTTAGGAAATTTACTAGCCCCCCCAGCCACCCCAGGAGCCCCAGGTGTACCACCCCCACCCAAGGATGAAGATAATACAAAACCACTTCCATCACCGACCCCTCTATCCAATCAGTCTATGAAAACAGATATGTTTAGTTCAGGAGAGGTTGCTCAAATGGGTGGCAGGCCTAAGGCAGCAAACCACGAAGAACATAATCCTAAAGATAGAAGCAGTAGATTCCGTCAATCTTCCATGTTTACCATTACACCAGACCAAGCAATGAACTTCATTGCAAAAACAGAATCATCTGATAACTCACTAAAGTCTCTTATTAGAGAAGAAATTAGAAGAAGAATTGAAGAAGAAGTTGTTAAGAAACCATATACGAATAATGCTAAATTATCTGATGAAGAGATAGAACAAAGACTGTCTCCTCGGCAGCGAAGAGATATAGCTAATAAAAATAAACAAAGTAAAAAGAAACCCTCTTGACATTTATTTGATTGTGGTTATAATATGGTTGTGATTGGAAACTTTACCCATAATTGTTATGATCTTCCGAAAGACGGAATAGAACGAACCGAAACCAACGGTCTTCGTTTGTATTCTACACCTGATGGAATATTTCCATCCGTGACCAGCGTGGTCGGATGGGAGAAACAACAACAATTTGCGGATTGGAGAAAGAATAATTCTAAGGAGTCTCAACGAGTATGTGATCGTGGGACTCTTCTCCATTCCAAGATTGAATCATATTTGATCAACGAGGAGGTGGATATGACCATAAATGATGAATTGTTTACCCTTATTAAGAAGGAAGTAGACCATATCAACAATATTCGTGCCATTGAGCAACCACTCTGGGGTAAGATTACAGGTCTTGCTGGACGAGTGGACTGTATTGCAGAATACAAAAAAGAACTGTCGGTAATAGACTTTAAGGCGAGTACTCGTCCAAAGAAAAAGATAGATATAGAGAACTATTTTTGTCAAGCAACAGCATATTCTTTGCTGTGGCAGGAACGAACTGGTGAGTCTATACCAAATATCGTGATTTTAATTGCTAATGAACAGGGATTCTGTCAGGTATTCAAAGAAAAAGTAATTAACTTTGTGAAACCACTGAAAGCGTCAATAGATACTTATAATAAAAAGGTTCTCCCAATTTGATTTCTTTAAGTTTAAATGATGTAAATCGTAAATATTCTTTCACCTGGATTCGTTGTAATGATGATTCCAAATCCGCTCATTTTCGGAATATGTTCATCCATAAGTATGGTGGAGAATTTCATAAAAATGAAATCTATTGGGAATGGACTCCCACAAAAGAACAATTGATTATTTTAGATCAATCTATAATAGACCCACCCCCACCCCAGATTCATGAACCAAGCAAAACTTGGATTTTCAAGAATATTGATGGGGTTGATGTAAAAACTAAAAATATACAAGAATTTTGTAAAACTTATTTCCTAACACGATCAAGCCTCTATGAGGTGATATCGGGAAAACGGAAACACCATAAGGGATTTTCCTTTGTTGAAAGTATTATGGAATAAATAGAACCCACCTAACGGTGGGTTTCTTAATGTTATAAATAAATGATATGGGAAAACATACATTTATTTATCCTGGTCGTTTTGCTCCTCCAACTGGAGCGCATAGTCATCTTGCTGATCAATTGAAAAATATGGTAAAGGTTGCCCAAGCATCTGGTGTTACCGCAGATTTTCATATTTACGGAACACCAACTTTTGATGGTCCTGGTTCAAAGAATCCAATTCCAGCAGAGCTCAAAGATCAATTCATGCGTAAAATCTTTGATACAGATAATATTACTGTTACTGCTCCTTTAAAATTACCTGGTGTTTTTGGTCACGCACAGCACGCTCACGACAACGGTGCTACTGAATTAACTATACTTGCGGGTGGAAAACGAATAGTCCAATACGAGAAACTAAAAGAGTATATGGGGAAACGAACAGTTGATCGACAGGGTAAAGTTATTGATTTTACGAATATAAAACCAGAAAATTTTCATATAATAGGAATCCCGAGAGATGCAGATTCTGATGACGGATTGCAAACCATATCCCCAAAAGATTTTGTCAAAACTACAGGAAAAATGAAGATTGAGAAAATTTCTGGATCCAAAATGCGTAAAGCAATAATGGAAAAGAATGTAGATTTGGTACATTCAATGCTTCCTCCACATATGACGAGAGAAGACGCAGTTGAATATATGGAATCTCTACATCCCCATGTTGCTGGCATTAATGAAGAAACTTCTGCCGTAACTCGCATGAAACTTGCGAAAGCAGCAAGAAGAACATCATCAAGACGAAAAATAGTACGCAGAAGCAGAGCAAAGAGAAGAAAGAATCTTACACAACTTAAAGTTCGTGCAAAGAATGAAATCATCTCTCAGTTAAGAAAGAAGATTTCAGGAAAGAGAAACTGGAAAAAGGTTCCGTATTCTCAAAGAGTGACGATTGACCGTAATTTGGCGAGAAGAAAGAAACTAGTTACAAATATGGTAAAGAGAATTATGCCACAAGTGATTAAAGGTGAATCTGACAGACTTAAAAGTTTAAATTCTTCATTTGATGTAGTTCAAATGTTCATGTCTAACTTCTTATCAGAAGCGACAAAGATGAAATCCAAGAAAACAAATCGTCAACCTCCTGATTCTGCTGATAAGGCAAAGAGAAAAAGAAACAATACTATGACTCAAAGACAAGTCAGAGGTAAAAGAGAAGAAAAACTCAAATCTGGAAATGTTAAAGGTGAAGTATACGCCGTTAAAAATAAAAAAGGTGATGTTGAATTGGTTGATAAACAATCACTTCGCGCAGATCATACCATTCTTTTAGACGCAGACAAGGCGAGTCTCTCTACTCTTAAGAAATTTGTCGGTGATAAAGGATTCAGAAACACCGATACTTCTATTCGATTATTCGGTCTTCAAAAAGATGCTGGTGGAGAAAAAGAAGGAAAGAAAGAAAAGAAAGAATCAAAAGAAAAGAAGAGTGGAAAGCAGACTTCAGCTGGAGCTGCATTGAATCCACCACCACAGAAGATTGCAGCATCCAAGAAAGCATCAAAGAAAGATACATATGCAACTTCGCATGATGCAACAGCAATGGAATCTGGAATTGCATTTGCAGTCAATAGCGCACTTGGATTATCTCCAGAGCAGATGGTAAAGAAAGGTCTTATTGACAAGAAAGATGTTGATGCGGTTCTTGCAAATAACAATGAATCGTTCATGCCATCTTGTCAAAGAGCAGCAGAACAGATCATCAAACAATACGGTGGATTATATCTTAAGCATACAGGTAGACTGAAGAGCATAACTACACTTTCAAAGGAAGCAATTGATAATGGAGTCAGGGATAATACTCCAAAATCAGATTTACTGTTAGTGGATGGAGATGGAAATATTGTTGCTGCATTGTCACAGAAGATTGGTGAATCTCAGTTGAGTTCTGGTGGTCCTGCGGAAACAATCACACATCTTAAATGGTCCATGAATACTCTTGGCGACAAACTTGATCCAGCAACCAAAAAAGAGATTGATGGATTCATCAAGTTCTTTGAAAATGAACTCGGTGGAAATCCAAGAACACAAGCAGGTCCAGTTTCTCTTTACCAACAAGGTGCAGAAAAAGCAGGAGAAGATAAAGAAGTTGAAAGAAGAGAAAAACTTCACGATAAAGCAACAGAGATGTTAAATAACATTCTGAATGGAGATAAGAAACTTGCATCGGCATTCATATATTCATTGATCACTGGTGCTAGTAAATTCAAAGAAGGTGATCCTGCAATTGCTACTCATATTCTTAGTGCTAATAGAGATGGTACTGATCTTAAGATGACTAAAGTTGATATGAAATATGCTGATAAACTGTTGGGCAAAGTCAAGTTTCAGATGAAGTTTAAGTCTTCCGCAGTAGAAACCAGCGATGTCAAGAAGAAGTGGGCAGAGTTTAAGGATAGAAAGAAGAAACAAGGGCAGAAGATCACTCTTGGTGAAGACTTCCGTCAATATTCATATAGATCTGTTATTCGTGCATATCTAACAGAAAACATGAATAATATTACTGGAAGAAAACTTGTTTCTCTTTTTCTGGAATCTACTAACAGTGAAATGAAGAAAGTAACTCCCCCAGATCCAAGAACACCAGAAGAAGCAGTTAACTATCTCAAGGATGCATTTCAATACATTGGAGAAGACTCCTTTAAATTGTATCAATTCTTTGAAGATACAATAGACCCAGAGACAACTCAACCGATAGTTGATTGGACTGAACTTGCAGATTCTGCAAGTACAACAAAGAATATTGTGTTCATCAATGGAAAACAATTTGAAATTCCAGTTGAAGTCCCATATAACTATACCCCCAATGGAAATATAGAATCTCCTCTATCAGAAGAATATCTGGATGAAAGAGACTATAAATCAGAATATCGCAATTATCATTCTCGTCCAGAACAAAGAAAGAATCGTTCCAAGCGTGTTATGGCGAGAAGATTGATGGCAAAATTGGGTAAGGTTCATAAAGGTGATGGTAAAGATGTAGATCACAAAGATGGTAATCCTCAGAACAATGGAAAACACAATCTCCGAGTAAGAGATAAATCTGAAAACCGCGCGGATAATTAAGGAAGTTATATGGATTTGATGCCAGACATTTCGTTCCCATTCTGGGTTGAAGCAATACTAACACTTGGGATTGCAATAGTTGCTTATGTGTCAGGAAAGATGAAAGAGAAGAGTAATCGTGCTATAAAACTAAAGAAACATGACGAGATAAACTGGGAAGTTCATTCTCAGATTCATGAATTTCTTACAGAACTTCGTGTAAAGACTCATGCTGGAAGAGCACAGATTGTTCAGTTTCATAATGGTGAATATTTTATAGATGGAATTTCCATGTATAAACTTTCAACCACTCATGAATCGTTGAAGAATGGATTATCTAGCAACGAGAAGAAACTTTTACTAGTCACTATGTTTTCTGCACTGATGGATAAGTTGGAAACCAATCAACCACAACTATACAAGACATCGGAAGAGAAACCAAGTTACTTTAAGAATACACTTGACTTGGGTAGCGTTGATTACTTTATGGCACTTCCCTTATTCTATGGTGGAGCAAAGAGTGGATTTATAATGATGGAGTGGTGTGGAGAAACAGATAGTGAATATGCGGTGAATAATGAGGGGGTAATTAAAATTGAACTACTACACACAAGAAACATTGTACAGACCAAGTTATCCCAACAAATAAAGGATTTAAAATGATTTCTGAGGATTTGCGCAGATGGTTCAAAGAGAAATGGACTGCACAAGATGGATCTAAAAATAAATATAAACCAGGGAAGAAAAAAATGAATGAATCAAATCAAAACGACTGTGGGTGTGATAAGAATATCAACGAAGATCAAATTCATAGTGGAGAATCTCCAAAAGAATATAGAGCAAGATTGCTAAGAACAATTCAATCTGGTGATATCACATCCATGGATCACCATGATAGAGTTCATGGTGCGTTGGCATTCGTTCAGGATATTCAATCACAATACCCAGGTCATGCGCTGAATGTTGTTGTTCGCCATTTCCTCAAAAAAGGTGGAGAATCTAATGCAACTGGTTTAATCGTCACTGGAATAGATTCAAAAGGAAAAAACCTAACGGGATATCCAACTGGTGCTGGTGGAACTTCCACGAGACATAGAGCAGAAGTGGCCGCAGAACTAAAAAATATCACTGGTTTGCATGTATCAAGATATCCATTCCTAAACCCTCAACATTTAAGTGTATTAACAAGATTAATGGACTTTAAAGGACTACGAGAAATGTATGAACAAGCATTAAATGAAGCAAAAGAAGAAGAAAATAACGAAACTAAGAAAATACGCGATAGAATTGCTGAGTTAAGAGCAATGATGCGTGATAGAATGGGAAAACATCAAGCAGCAATTGGTGGAGATTCACAATATGTTTCGAGTCACAACCACTCTGGATCTTGGATTCCAAGTGGTTTTGATACACGAATATCTACTGGTAAAATTAGTGTAACTACAAATCACAACACAAAAGATGGTACAATTAGATTTAGTATGAGAACAAAGGTTCCGAATCCAAAACATGGCACTGCTCCAGAATTCACACAAGAATCACATACAGAAGTTAATCTCTCAAATGGAACAATTTATCCAGATGGATCTATAGATACTCACCAAAAACCAAAGTGGGCTCATACTGCTGATGGTAGTATGGATGAACAAGCAGTCAGAGAGATATTGAGAGATCATTTGAATTCACGAGTAAGACATCCAGACACAGGAAAGGTTATCAGTGTTGGTGAACATCATGGATTAAAAGCACAACTGAAAGAAAACAACTGCGGATGTGATCAAAATCTCACAGAATCCAAGAAACCATATAAAGGTTTTGTAAAGGGCAAGAACCATCCAGAGGGTGGGTTGTCCCGTAAGGAAGCACATCGTCAAGGTATTCATGCTGGCATTGAAACCAAGGATGAAGCCAAGCGCAAGGGTGGGTTTGGTAAACTCTCTGGCAAGACTCAAGCCAGAAGAAAATCATTCTGCGCTCGTATGTGTGGAATGAAGAGACGAAATACCAGTTCAAAGACGGCGAATGATCCAAAGAGTAAGATAAATGCAGCACTCCGTGTATGGGGATGTAGATGTGGAACAAACGAATCATATGAAACGAAAACATCAATGCTAAATCACAAAATATCACTCAATGAGGCCTGCTGGAAAGGTTACACTGCAAAAGGAACTAAAATGAAAAACGGAAGACAAGTACCAAACTGTGTCCCAATCTCGGAAAACACAATGACTCCATTACAGGAAGCATATGCCAGAGCAAAACACGCAATAAAGGAAGAAATAGTTAACAAGAGTAATAAAGGAACTATGACAGGGAAAGAGAGATCAAAAAGAGATAGAATTGCTAAAAGTGTCAAAGGTATAAAATCTATTAAGGGCAAACCAGATTCGGATAAAGAAGCAAAATACAGATACGCTACTTATTTGGTTCTAAGAGCACGCGAAGGAAAATCATCTAAGTCTGAAAAATCAAATACCAAATCTAGCAAGAAACCTAGTAAAAAGACAAAGAAGAGATAATATGAAAAAACATAAATACAATAGTAGAGGAATACACCCATGAGAAACTTAAACGAATTTAGCACAGCATATCCATCATCAATAGGAAATTCCCAATCGCAGGAATATAATGGAGCGTTAGGACCAGTTGATGCTGAAACGGTACAGGGAAAGGATAGACTCAATCCCGATACAAATGAAGGACTTCATAGAATAAATGTGTTTATTGCCAACGCATTTAGAAGAGTCACATTGAATCCTCAATATGAAGTAGTTCAATTGAAAGCAAGATTGAATCATTTGAATCTTGATTTCCCATTCAACGCATCAACACCTCTTGCTGCTGTGAATGATTATATTGTAACTAGAGGTGGAAGCGCATTTGGAGTTACTCCAACAACAGATCTCTCAAAAGGATTTGATACGGGACAAGATCTTCAAAAATACAATCTCCAAATTAGAGTAATCAAAGTGGATGGTGGATTTAAACTTGAAGGTAAAATGGGTGCTGGAGATACATTGACAGAGAATCTTCTCTCTGCTGACAGAAGATCTCAGCGAATCAATACCATCAAGAAAGTCATGGAAGGCAGAGAATCTACAAAAGCAGAGAATATTGTGGATCCGCACGGTGATACTCAAAGAGAAGGTTCAAAGTTCAAAAATTCCACGGAGAGAAAATTGAAATCTGTAAAAGGTAAGAGACGATAATTTACAATAGTTTATAATATGAAGGAAAAATTAAGTCCACATAATTTTGTAATGTTCGCAATGAAGATGTATAATAATCCTCATTGTTCTGGTATAGAAGAATTTAAAGAAGATCTTTCCAGAATAAAATACATCAAGAGATTGCTAATAAAATATAAAAAGTATGGTCACTTAAAAGAAAGACTTATTTTAAATCATATCATAATTCTTCAAAATGTATTTGGTGTTGAGGGGTGTGTGCGGATCCTATTTTACAAATTAAATAAGGATTTACATGCACCCCTTAAGTCTTTTTTAGAATATCTTCAATATCTTCCATATGAGATACCAGAAGCAGACATTCACGGAATAAATCCAGATCATAGAATTTCAAAACTATTACAGAGAATCAAATGATAACAATCTTAGAAGCATTTAAAAAAATTGCACTATTGCAAGAGGCAAAAGAAAATAAAACTGAAACTATAATGCATTTACCTCATGTGGTTGAAAGAGCAATTCTTGGAAAACCACATGAGGCAATCACACACCTTGAGAATGGATTAAATATTTCTCAAAATCTTTCAACGCAGGGATCAATGAGTGATAAGGCAGATGGTGGTGTTTCTATTTTAATCAAAAATGGTGCTGTAAAATACAAGGGTGAAAATGAAGAAAACAATCCATGGGTCAGTTCTCCAGAAGAAATAGAACAGACATATGGTAAACAAGGAAGAGGTCATCTAACACCACATTTGATGTCAGGGTTGGGATTAGCACATCACCCAGAGATGCCAGAAGATGTTATGTATCAAGGAGATACTTTATTACAGCATCCAGATCATTCAAATCTGTTAAAGGGTAATATACTCAGTTACAAGAAACCAAGAAAGTCTGTCAAGTATGGAGTTGCGGTTCATACGGTTTTTGATTCCAATACTGGTAAGAAAATAGATACTGCTCCAGATCTCAGACATATGGAGACAAAGGATCTTTTCCTCCCATATCTTGGCACAAAAGGAAAAATACATTCTCCCAAGCCAGAGGAAGTCGCATCAATCCACCGCAGTATTTCTGAAGCAAAGAAAATATTTTCAGATCCAGATGTTGCCCGTGTTGTTAAAGGCATAGCGAGACATAGGGATCCATCAAACAAACAAGGGCATAGATACTTGTTTTTCAAGCAATTTAATAATGCTTTCCAACGAGGCGATTTTAATTATTTCTCAACAAAAGATCGACCAGTTAGAAGATCAACAGACCTTCTTATGCATTTTGCAACAATGAAACTAGCAAATGCAAAAAGTTCTTCTGAAAAGAATAGAATACTTGGGCATTTAAAATACATTGGAAATAATGGCTTGGCAATACACAAAATGCTAGAAGGTCATGCTCATATAGATGAAGCAAGAAAACACATAGTCAATATAACACAAAGAACACCTTCTGATCTTCACCCAGTGAATCCAGAAACAGGTAAGGTTGATTACAGCATGGGAGAAGGAAAGGTTTCAAATGTTCCTGGAATAGAACCTGTTAAATTTGTCGAGTCATCTTTCACTTCCGCAAATGCTGCTCAAAGTGCAGCTGCAAAATCAAGAAAGAAAAATAAACAACAAATTCAAGAGGATGAAGGTGGTGGAATGATGACCGCATCCAGTGGAGCAATCTCTGGTATGGGTTATAATCTCGGTGGTCCTGCTCCAGATGATGTGGCAGTTGCTCCTCTATCCACTAGAAAATCAAAACCACATCGCAGAAACTTGACTAGAAAGTTTTTGGATAGTGTTAATCTAGGAAACCAAGCATGACACCAGAAATCATTTCACTCATTGGTGGATCTTTCGTAGGATTCTTGTTTCGTTATATTGCCGAGAAGCGTGCTGCGGAAGCAGAGAATTTCAAGCGACTCATTGAAGTAAATACACAGACTACAAACAATCAGAATCTCGCAGCACAGAGAGTTCCAGTTGATGCTGGAAAGGTTGTACGACGATTCATCGTCCTTGTAATTTTGTTTGGTACAATCATTGCGCCATTCATTCTTCCATTCTTTGGCATTCCAACCGTAGTTGAAGTTGACCAGACCAATCCAGAACTCATGTTTGGTCTGATTCCAGAGACAAACCACAAGATATTCCAAGTTGTGAATGGGTTTCTGTTTACCAGTGAGAGTAGACAAGTTCTGATCAGCATCATCGGATTTTACTTTGGATCCGCGGCCGCAGGAAACAAGTCATGAAGAAAATTGGATTCTTTACATTATTATTTCTTTGGTTCTGTCTTGCGTCATGTAAAATAATTCCAGAGGTTCAACACACCGCACCAGCAGATGGCAGTAGCAAAGATGAACATGGAGCAATTGCAGCGGGTCCATTGTTAAAACCAATAAATATCAATTGGTATGCTGTTCTATTCTATGGAACATTAATCTGTTTTGCTTTATATCTCGCATTCAAGAATGATGGTGGTGATGATAAAAATAATAATGAAATCGACGATTCATCTGAAGCACCTCCAGGAATAACTGGATCATAAATACAAAAGAGGATTCAGACATGAAAACATTCAAGGAAATATTAGCAGAAGCAAAGAAGGCTAAAGGAAAATATGATCATATAGAAATTCCTGAGCATCGCCAAGAAGAATACGATAGACATTATGATGCAATCCATGGTCGTGGTGGAATGGTACATGATCAGATTCATGAAAGAGTTCTTACAATCATGGGATTAATTTAATACTGGGTACTATCAACAAGGGTGGGTACTATCAACAAAATCGCCGCTGAAAAGCGGCGATTTCTATTTCCGAAATTTCGGAAATACGGATAAAAATATCCGTGATTAACTTTTAAAATTGGGACTAGATTTTACTCTAGCCCCAAGTAAAGAGGAGTTGAGATTCCTTTATGCGGGAATCAACGCTTGATGTGGTTCGCGATCACATCGGAGAACCGATTGATGAACGCGCGTGAGTTGCCTCGCTTCTCGACTGCCTTGAAGAAGGTATTACGAATGCGAGCGAAGGTAGCATTTGACTGGAGAGTATCCATCACATCATCGACGGAATCCATGTCCGCAATGTCGTGATTGTTTGGAAGCACGAACAACCGATCATACCCGTGATTAATGATCGGATAGTCCTTGTTGGGAACATTCATCTTCTTTTCGTAGTCATAAGATTCGGAGTACCGAATACGAGGAGCATCGTAGAACCCAATCGCACTCAACTTCTTCGCTTCTCCCTTGCAATCACCCTGCCAGTATGTGCAGTATCCAGCCTTCGCAAGAATGTAGAACCCGATGGTGTTGCTTCCAGTAACATCACCGAAGATGTGAAGCAGCGCATCTGTAGTACGCATATACTTGCTCACATCATATTCCTTCTTGTTGAAGGGACAGTAGACAAACGACTTGTTGTACATTTCGTTTCCATGACAAGAGATTGGAGAGTACCCAGTCTCACCATCGGTGAGGAAGATCGTATTGACGATCTGAACCGAGTGCTTCTTCTGAAACTCAGGAATCATCTTCATTGCAGCAACGATGGTCGAGTCGAGAGGCGTATTGCCCTGAGTAAATCCCACAGGAGCATGTACACTACGACTGATACTGAGTCCTTCCATGATATCTTTAGGAGTAGACACGAACTGACCAAGCGTGAACACATTCTTCAACGCTTCGTTGAACTCGTTGTTCTTCATATCCGAAGAGAGAACATGGAGAAGTGCCAGCACTTCTCCAGCTTGCCCATTATGGTGATCATCATATTTGTCGAGAGTGGACTTTCCTTCATTGCCATATGACTTGCGAAGAGAAGAACGATTGCACTTGGATTCCCATTGCTTGTAATCGTTGAGCGAGAAATCGTTCGTCCCGCGACGAATTCCCAAATGCGTATCAAGCACAGTGAACTGACTGCTGAACAGATAAACATCAAACGGAATCTGCATACGCTTGCAGAACTGCGAGAGCATGACAACCTGTGTCAGAACATCTTCTGTTGAATCATGCATCGAGCTCGACCAGTCAATGAACATGACCATACCGTGGTTCTTGCCATCGGCAATGGTTGAGTAATTGAGGAAGATATCATCTGTGATCTTGTGAAGACACAGACGATCTGTATCCAACTTACCGCTACGAGAAGTAGTGGTGCGCTTCTGCTCGTCAGCGGCCTTCTTCATATCAAAC